TGTTAACGTCCAAAGTCTCGGCTTCGTCGCTGGATGGTACTGCCTCTTCGTGGTGGAAGTCCTCACCACTTAGGAATTCAACCAAACTGTCTCCGAACCCAAATGGTTCAGCCTCTTCATAAAGCCTATCCACGATGAGCCTCCGTGCTCGGAGAATTTCAGCACGTCAAGGCGAATCATCAGTGGAAGCAGGTGGGAGGTCCTCACACTCCATGTCTTCTCGATACGCGAGTTCATCGCGCGTCTCGTCGGCAAAGGTCTGTGCTTGGGCCTTCTCCTCATCACGCAACACTCCGGTGATAATGGACAGCTGTCTCATTACCTCCTTTCTCCTTCTAGGGCTAAACCTCTTTTCTGGGTCTAGAACATAAAAGGTTAAATCGAGAAGGCTGAGATCGACGAGCGTGGACCAACCAAGTGAATCACGTTGGACCTGCTCGAAAGCCTCAACCTCTGGGATTAAGGACTCTATGTATTGGCAGTACTGACAAGCCACGAGCGTATATATAAGCTCGGTGGCCGGGTCTGTATAATGCCGAACACGGAGGAACCTTCTTCCTATGGACATCGGAACACGAACTTTGTTCGGGTTGAACTCAACTACCTTCTGTAGGTCGGGGCCGATTTCTTTGAGTCGGGCTTCCATGTGTAATCGGGAAGCCTTTGTCAGAAGACTCGGAAAATAGGAATTTTCCCCTCCTAGAGACCCAGGTGATCCCTGTCATTGGGAGTCTGGGTTCCTGTAGTAACAGAGCGCGTTTCAGACTTCTGACAGTCTTACTTCTTGCTCTATTACGTGGACGGAAGGGTCCATTGACCCAATCCTTTCCTCCAGCATGTCTACGCCGTCGGGTGTTATGTGTTTAGCTACACGGATAAGCTCATACCCCGCATAGGTAACGTTTTTGTCTAAGATGGCCTTCATCGGGGCCGGTGTAACTTCGGTCCCTTTGTAGAACCTTCTTTTAACAAATTCGAAACCCTCCTTAGATCTTATAGTCTTTTGTTTCGACTGTGGGATTTTCAGGAGCTCGAGCAGGTCTTCATAAGCCTGAGCAGCCTTTGTCCCAATTATCACTATGTCATCGCCGAGTAGTCGGTAGGTTACACGGTTCACACCGCGATACCGCCAGCTAGATCAGCGGACTAAGAGATGATGGGTCAGGGAGGCTATAGCTCAAGAAGAGAGTAGACCCATGGGTTGACCTCGCGTGAATACAACGGGCTTTCCCTTGTACATGATAGGTTCTCTCATAATCCTCTCTCAACTTACAGCGACAGCCGAACCTCATAGCCAACGAACCACCTCCCTTTGCAGGGAGACTGGTAAGAAGTCTGTGAAGTTCTTTAGATCGTGGCAAGTGTAGAGTACATTCTTACGCTTCCCGAAGAGTGATTTGAGGTAGTCACACGCTTCTCTCGACGCATATGTTGCATCTTGGGGAATCCCTTTCAGGATCCTCATGGCATCATTGTGAAGAGGGAGCAGCGCATTTTGGCTAAAGAAGTCCCCAATGGTAATATACCTAAGCTTGTTAGCGGCCTCTCTGAGGACGGATAACCTGCGAAGGTAGTTCCCGCGGGGGCCGACTTTGGTTTCGTAGCGGTCATCTAAGAGGAGGTCTGATAGGAACTGTCTACCCGTCAAGGTATTCAGATCAACTACAGATTCTCTAAGAAGGTTCTGTCGATACGCGTGCCTTTCGGCGGGTATCGAGTAGAATGACTGCCCGTAAACACCTTGTGCACCTGTGACCCGGACTTTGTTTGACAAAGGTAAAAGGCCTCTCCCCCGAGGTTTAATCCTAAGGGGATCGGTCTTGATATATCTTTTGAATTCTTCCACGAGGTCGTTGGGAACATCATCCAATGGCCCCTCGATTGTACTTAGGTCTTCTTTGACTTTATGTGAAGTCTGGCCCAAGTAGAAGAGAGTGGTGGTAGTGGCGAAGATAGTACCCTCCG